CTGCCCGAGAATTTGCTAGAACCTTCGCTGGTGTTCGAGCATTTGTTACTACTTTGGTATTTGCTACAGCTTTTGTCGCTGCCCGAGAATTTGCTAGAACCTTCGCTGGTGTTCGAGCATTTGTTACTACTTTGGTATTTGCTACAGCTTTTGTCACTGCCCGAGAATTTGCTAGAACCTTCGCTGGTGTTCGGGCATTGATTGTTGCTTTTATCGATGGTTTAGTTATTGGTACAGCTTTTGCTTCTACTGGAACGACTCTATTATTAAGTTTATTAATTTTGGTTTTAATATTATTAATATTATTACGGTTATTACTCATTATAATAAATTAAGAAATTTAATTAGAAATGTTCAGGACCATTTTTGTAGATTGAATAAATTTTCTTGAATGAGAACCCTTTATTTGTATAAAGAAGATTCGAGATTCTTCCATTAAATCCTCCATTGGGAGTTATAACCAGACCACCACTATTAATCTTTGGAAATCCTTTTAGTATAAAACTATTGACGAGTTTACCATTTAAATAGACATCTATACTATTATCGACAAATGTTATGTTTATATTTGTCCATCGTTGGAGCTTAATATTATTTACAATGAATTCTTCATGTTCATCGACTTCCATGTCATCAACCATATTATTTTGTGTTTCATCGTGTGAATTAAAATAACTCGTAGAAACTTTAATTTTTAGGTTATTACTATTTTTCTCTAACAGTATAACTGGATTAACGATATTTCCTTCTCCCTTTTGTACGATCACTTTATCTTGATTCATACGATAAGTATAGTCATTCAAAAACATCCAGAAATTTATATTATATTCTAATCCTTGAGTCGAAGCTGGTATCGATTGTTTTGCAACACGAAGTTCTTTTTTAGCATCATGTAGATAAGGTATCAGATTTTGAATGGAAATATTCTTTCTTGGTTTAATTAAATATTTTTGTGTTAAAAAATATATAAAAATAGAAATAACGATACATATAATCGTAAAGATCAGCACATGTTTTTTAAAATTTAAGTTTTTTTTAATATATGGATACATTACTATATTTTAATAAAATAAATTAGAAGCCAGTATTTTTATCTTTATTATAAAGTGTTAGAACTTCTTTATAAGAAATTGCTGTGTTGTAATAGACCGCTGTGGAAATATACCCATTAAAATCGTTCTCTTTATCACCTATAAATAAATTTTTATTGTAAATAAATGGAACGGATGGTATTAGTATATGTTTGATTAATTTTCCATCGATAAAGATATTCGTATAGCGTCCATCAAGAGTAATCACGACGTGATTCCATTTTTGAATCTTTATATTCTCAACATTTATATCATAAATGGTCACCTCATCATTGGTATCTCGATAGGAGATTTCAAAGACTAAGGTATTACTAAATGGAATATATTTGATATTCGGCGAACCATATTTAGCTATAATATTTTTCTTGTATTTATAACTTGTATTCCATAGAGCATTCTCAGGGATATTCCGTATATATAACCATAAGGAATAGGTAAATTTAATCCCAACCTCAGAAGGTGGTAATTTAATATTGGAAATAAATTTCGTTGTCGTTATATCCAACCGTTTATCTAAAAATTTATTCTTAATTATAGTCGTGTTTTGGTTGAGTGGTGGTTTATTATTAAAGAGTTGGGTTAGAAGTTTTTTCTCTGGAATTCTTGGTAAATATAAGAAATTATAAATCGTTCCATTGAATGAATAGGGAAAATTGAAATACATCGGTTTAGTATTTATGGAAATTCGATTCCCAAATATTTTTGTTGTTGTTAATTTATTATTTATATAAACATTCAGAGTTTTGTTCGAAATTGAGATACTTAGATGAACTCCTTCGTTTTGGGAAATATCTTCTATATCCGTATACTCGATCACATTTGCATCTGTCTTAGCACAGATTCTTAAATTATTGGTATAAGGATGCATCCAGACTCCAATACTTTGTTCTGGTATTTCGTTTTCTATATTCTCCCAATAGGAATAATCTAATTGTTTGTTTTCGATATTCGTTCCTTTATGGAAAATATGTTTCCATTTGGAAAAATTATAATAGAATTCTTTTAAATAGATCCAAAAGGAATACGAAATATTATTTTCAATAATTGGTGGTCGTATATCCTTTGAAATAACATTATAGGCTGTATGTTCTATTTTGTCCAGAGACACCCCATCCTTTATATAACTTGTTTTACGTTGTCTAAAAAATAAAAAGATAGCACCAACAATAACGAAAAGAAGTACCTGTTTAATCATATATAGTAATAATGTAAAATTTATTTTTATAAACAGGTCTATTTATTTTAGAAAAACCAAGACGAAGAGTAATATAAGTATAATTAATCCTAAGAAGAGCGAGAGGTTTTTATAGGTACCTTTATTATATAAATCATTTTTAAATATACTGGTATAATGTTTAACTAAATCGTCATAGGTCCATTCAGCTTTATTATTACTTCGATTAACATTATTATGACAGGCGAGGACCCATTTAATTAGACTTTCTTTGCTTTCGAGATTCTTTTCAATCGGATTGGTTTTTAAAAATTCTACGAAATGAGTTTTACAAATATTACAAGGTAGAATAGATTTAATAGAATTGAAAAAGATGGCATATTCGCGTTTAGAGTTTGTGGTGGGTTCATATTCAAAAGAAACGGTATGCAGAAAGAACCATAATTTGGGTCCCCATAGTTCAGGATCCATATATAATTGTATAATATAAAATATCATTTTATAAAACTTATATTTAAAAGTATAAGTACTATCAATAGAAATGAAAAAAAGTGAAATAATTTATTGCTGTAATTGCGGAAAAAAGGGACACAATTACAAAACATGCTTGTCCCCCGTTATTAGTTATGGTGTAATTTTATACAATAAATGTGCCAATGGGCAAATTAAATATCTTATGATTCAACGAAAAGATACGATAGGGTTTATTGAATTCATGCGAGGAAAATATAATATTGGAAACTTTAATTATATTTGTAATATTTTTAAAATTATGACCAAAAGGGAAAGAACCTTTATTGTTGAGAATGAATTTGATGTATTATGGGATATGTTATGGTTTAAAAATCGAACCAAACATAGTAAAAACAATGTTAGTGAATATAATACTTCTAAAGAGAAGTTTAATCGATTAAAAAGGGGAATCTTTATTGATGGTCGGTATATAACCTTAGAAACCATCAATCGTGAAACCCCAATTGTTTATGACACACCAGAATGGGGTTTCCCAAAAGGTAGACGAAATTTATACGAAACGGACTTAAGATGTGCAGTAAGAGAATTTGAAGAAGAAACGAATATTACACATGAATATTATAATATTGTCGATTATAGTAAAACCTTTGTCGAAACCTTCCACGGAACGAATAATATTAAATACAAACATGTCTATTATCTAGGCGAATTGACACAAGATATCGATATCGCTATAGATAAAAACAATATTAATCAAATCTCTGAAATTAGTAATATAAAATGGTATAGTTTTGGCGATGGAAACAGAATCATTAGACCATATAATACAGAAAAAAAAAAGGTTTTCAGGTATATTAATAATTATATTCGCAATAATGTCGAAAATAAATAATATAGAATAGTAAATGGCAAACAATAGTTTCAGTTTTTACCCGAGTCTTGAGGATCAAGATTTCAACAAAAAAATTCATAATAAACGTGAATTTCAGTTAAATAAGACGAAAAAAATTAACAGCAACAAGGAATTTTGTTTAACTAAGGAAACGGACAAGAAGACGACTAGTTGTCAAACAAAAAAAAATAAGAATTTAATTGATTTGGATAGACTGGCTACAAAATTGTGTAAATTTAACCTTTCTAATAATCAAAAATTTTTAAAAACATTTCTGGCACCCAATACACCATATAATAGTATATTATTGTTTCATGGTACTGGTGTCGGTAAAACCTGTTCGAGTATTTCTATCGCCGAAAATTTTAAAGATTATTTGATTTCGAACAATAAAAAGGTACATGTTCTACTGAATCCTTCGATTCGAGATAACTTTAAACGTAATATTTTCAATATTGAAAAGTTTAAAGATGGTAAAGTCGAAGAGCAATGTACGAAATCAAGATTATTAAAGGAAACGTCGATAAAACCGTCTGATAGCTATGAGATAATTTCCAAAAAAATTAATAAAATCATCAATAATCGCTATAAATTTTTGGGTTACATTGAATTTTCGAATTTGGTTCGAAATCTAAAAAAATTCAATCAGGAAATTTTTGAAAAGAAGATTAAGGAAATCTTCTCGAATACAGTCATGATTATTGATGAAGTTCATAATATTAAAGAAGGTACAACTAAAGATGGTAAAAAATTACCAGCCTATTTACTCGAAATTTTGGGTATCGCCGATAATATGAAATTAATTTTACTCTCTGCAACTCCCATGTTCGATAAAGCTGAGGAAATTATTTTCATTTTAAATTTATTGTTAACCAATGATAAACGTGACACGATTCGGAAACTTAATATGTTTGATACAAAAGGCAAAATAACACCACATGGGGAAATGGTTCTATTAGAGAAATCCAGAGGCTATATCTCCTATCTTAGAGGTGAACATCCTTTAAAATTCCCGAAGAGATTGTATCCAGATCAATATAACGATAAACAACTTATAAAACAACATGAATTCCCTTCTGTCGATATTAATAATAACAAAATCCCGAAAGACGAACGTATCCAAAATTTAAAAATTATTGGGTGTGAGATGAAAGGTTATCAATTAGCACAATATCAAAAGATGGACATTAAAACTAGCGATGATGATTATGGGTCGTTTAATATTAATGGTTTAATGGCATCGAATATAGTCTATCCAGATCTTAAAAAGGCTGAATTGATTAAAGATTTAATCGGTGATAGTGGATTGAGTAAAATTGTAAAAAAAACTAAAAATAAATATAGCTTTTTAAAAGAAGAATATAAAGATTTTTTCGATAAAAAAACGATTGGTCAGTATTCGACCAAAATTTCTAATATACTCAATAATATCGAGGAGTGCAAAACGGGTATCGTCTTTATCTATTCGAGATTTTTAGGTTCGGGTATCCTACCACTCGCTTTAACACTCGAATTAAATGGTTATAGTAATTATGAGGGGTCTTTAATCGATAATGAAAAAAAAAAATGA